GCCCACGCCTACGCGCACGGTTGCACCTGCGCCGCGAACTGCTCCGCTGCTTGACATATCGCTATACTCCTATTTTGGAATGCCCGCTTGCGCGGGATTGAACTGGGCTACAGATTTGAAGGCCAGAAGATGAAAGAGAACTGGAGCGAGAGGGTCGAAACCGGCCTCTCCCCCGCTGTGTCTTCGAGATACGTCGCCTCCTGAAGTTTCAGCTCTTGGTCCTCACCCTCCAAGGCCGACAACAACAGCGCCTTGATCTTCGCGGCATCTTCAAATGACAGAATTTCAAGATCACCCTCTGAGCGCTTGAGTGCGACCACCATCGTGGCCTGCACCTCACCGCTTGTGTGCGTATGTTTCTCGTCGTCCGTCCAGCGAGGCACCCCAACACCTATGGCAGGCAAGGATGTCTCATTGATGCGCTTGTCCCAAATCCGAAACGTGCTGAACGCCGCAAAACGCGGATCATTGTTCAAAACCTCGCGCACGGTGGCGAGAACATCAGGTAATTTGGAGGTCACGGCTCTAGCTCCAACTCATAGACGACGAGGCGATCCGCTGATGGTGAAGGGCTAGGCTCCCCATTTTGCACCACAAAACGCTCACCGGGGGCGATGGATGGCTCAACTACATCGCCACGCGAAAGCTTGGTGGTCTCAGGCACCTTGAGGGTCGGGCTCAGTATAAGAACCGGCAACCCATCATGTCCCGCCACCTCGATTGGATCGCGACGGAAAACGGCCTGAATGGTTTCGACATCACCACCGGTTCGCATGACACGAACCGGATCACCGAACACATCGTTCAGCAATCCGGATATGCCATCAAAGAAATGGCTCATCGGCTCAGCGGATCACGCCATCCAGGAGGACAGCACCCTCTGTTGCAGCCTCCAAAGCACCTTCAACAGCCACGCCAACAAGCTTATTCCCCGAGGCAGTGGCGGTGATCCGTTTCGTACTGGCGCTCCAATACAATTTTGAGAACTGCCCCCATGCCTCACCAGTCTCCTTGGGAAGTACAAAAATCCCTTTGCGCGTGAGCGAAACAGGGTCACCGGCATTTGCCGCGCCACTCGCCACTCCAAAAACAGCTCCAATGAGGCATCCTCCGCCCGACGCAACATCATAGGGGGCCTCCCCTGAAACCTTGTCGCCTGCACTGACATAGTTTTTCATCTTTTCATCCTTTTCGTTCACGGTCACTACGACCGACTAAAACGACGAAAGGCGGCAAACGCCGCCCTTTCGTCATAAAAAGTTCAGGGAAGCTTACCGGCCAGCGTTCTTGTAAAGACCCGTACGCCCCATTGCGCCAACACCTGCATCAAGGCGCACCTTGAACGAGGTGCCATCCACAGACCATCCGTTTTTCTGCTCCAAGTATGGCTCCGTGATGCCGTCGAGATAGGAAACTTCAATCGTATCCACCAAACTTGGATCAGCCGCCAGGAACCAAGCATCCCCCTTAATCCGCGCGTCCAGCAACGGCTCTGCTGCGCGATGGACCGTATTGTAAGACTGAGGCCCTTTTTCGTTTTTCGTGTCCGGCGACTTTTCAGACATTAAGGAACGCAAAACCGCAGCCCTCTGTTTGGTATTTGCCAGCAGGTATTTGGGCTGGATATTTAACGGAAGATCATCACCTTCCTTTGCGCCAGGTGCCTTTTGTGTAGCCATTGCAGTTAGACCCGCATCAATGGTGGCCTCACTTGGAGCGCCGGCGGTCGCTGCCAAGTTCCCAGCCTCCGTACTGAAGAGGCTTCCACCATCACGCAACGTCTGACCCTCATTCAGGAGGGTATAAACGAGATTGCCGATAGTGCGCTTGGCAGACCCCCCCATTAGGGCCGGGATTTTGGTAAACACGCTCAGATCATCGTTGATAATTGCCTGACGAGTGATCGAAAACAGTTTGCCGTATGTCGCAAGCGTGATCATCTCACCATATTCGCCGATAGTGCCATGCTTAAACTCAGCATCTTCACCTAGCTCGTCCAGAAGATCAAAGACACCAAGTGCAACGCGCTGTGTGGGCTTGAAGTCGGTTAAGACACCCTGCGAGGTGAATAGGTTAAAGTTTTCATTGGCCTGCTGGAAGCCTTTCAACATTGCCTTGTTGGCAACATCCTGCAGGATCAGACCAAAATCTGAAGTCCCATGCAGTCCGCCCGCCATAGTTGGAACGAACGCAGCCCCAACCATAGCCGACGACCCACGAAACCCCGATAAGGACAGACCGCGCGACTGCAAAGTTGCACGTGCCATTTCCCGCAGGTTCATGGAAGAAAATTCGTTTTGGGCACCTCCCTCCAAGCCAGCTTTCGCACAAATCGCCTCGACCATTCCGGCGCGCATCCGCTCGGTCCCATCAGTTACCACGCGCGCGTGGGTGTCGCGGTTGAAAATGTCGCTGCCATCATCGCTGCTATCAGCCATACGGTCGATAACCTTAGCTTGAGCGGATTCCATGGAGCACTTGCTCGCAACCAGCTCAGATGCAAAGGACGCGGGCAAACCAGCTTTCGCCACCATGTCGATGACCTTCACTGGGTCTGCCGTCTGCACATGGCTGACATTGGTTTCCTGCACCTGCATTTCCGTCACTATAGAACTGGCGTCGATTGAATTAAGTTGAGACATCTCATTTCCCTCTAGGCTTGGGGGGGGTAATTCCCCGGATAGACAGACGGATCTGTCGACTACGATATGTGCGGTTGGGCTAGACATAGAACCATCCCACTCACCCGTTTCATTCACCGCCGCCACCATGGCGTCGAATGCTTCTTTTGGATCAGCAACTTGATCCGCAATGCCAAGGCTGACCGCCTCAGCACCTTCGTAACAACGCGCCTCTGTTTTCAAAGCTGCTGCTGTATCGAGCGAACGGCCTCGACCTAGACCCACCAGTTCTGCAAATGCGACCCGCATTCGGTCACTTCTGCTCTGCCATTCGGCCAGAAGTTCGGCGGGCAATGGCTCTACTGGGCTGCCCTCCATCTTCCGGGCACCGGAACGGATAATCGTGACAGTGACGCCATCTTTTTCAAGTTTACGAGACATCTCAGCGTGCATCATCACGCAGCCAATTGAACCAGCACCACCAAATTCAGGAACCACGATGCGGCTTGACTGACTGGCCAGAGCATACCCGGCGCTAAATGCATTCTGAGCGCAGAAAGCATAGACAGGCTTAGAATTACGAACCTTACGGACCAAATGAGCCAGCTCGAAGGCCCCCGCCGCCTCTCCGCCGGGGGTATCGAACTCAAGAGCGATAGCCTTAATTTCCGGATCAGCAGCCGCTGATTTAATTTGCGCTCGCAATCCCTCATAAGAGGTCATACCAGATGACTGCCCCAACCATGAGCCACGACGAACACAGGTGCCGATGACTTCAATGATCGCAACACCCCTGTGCCGAGTGAAACCCCCTCCATCTCGCAAGAGGCTGTTCGACATTCCTTCATCCAGAATACTGCCCGCGCTTGGCCTGAAAGCCGGGACTTCGCTCGCAGATGTATCACCCAAATTTACATGTACGCCCAAAACACGCGGGCCAAACGCTTCACCGATCACACGGGCTTTTCCCGGCTCAATTAGGAGTGGGGTGCCAAACATCTGTTGCGCAATGTGCGCTAGGTTATTTTGTGTCATCGGCTCTGCCTCCGCTCTTCACCCCTGTTTCGGCGGACTTGGCCGAACTGGAAAAAGTGATGCCATTTTCGGTTTCAAATTCGAGGTCCTGTTGGATCTCGCGTTGAATGCGATGGTGATCGCCGCCTGCCGCCCGGATTACGGATTGGCGACTATCCAAACCGCCTGCGATTTTCTTAATAAGAGCGGGGTAGTCCTTTGTCGGATCTACAACTGGCCGACGCGGGGCAGTCCAGGCGATCCGATAATCACCCGGGTCAATACCCTCTTGGAAATAGATCGCCTCTTTGGTCCACTTGGTCACCTTTGAGAGCTGTTTTGAGATCACCAATTCCTCTTGCCAAAAGAAAACCATGGGATCTTGATCCATCCGCCCCATGCGGCCCGAGGTGTAGTTTACGTTGCTGTAGTCGCCCGTGAATGATTCATATGTGAGCATCAGCCCTGCAGCGATCACCCGATCAATCAGCCTGACAACAGGTTCCGCAGATAAGGCGCTAGGCGGCTCATTCCACTCAAGAGTGTCACCTTCATCAAGTTCAATGATGCCTCCTGCCTCAAGCTGGGAGAGCATTTCCGAGCTGCTGCCCTCGGGGTCGTCATCGCCAACAGCTTTGTAGACACCAGCAAACATTGAAGCCACCTCTTGCCGCTTCAATGTACCCTGCATGAATTTATGAATATCCAGCAGCTCCGGCATCACAGGCGTGTACCAGCTGACACCGCGCCGTTGACCAGGTCGATCAATCATAAAGGCATGCGAGATGTGCTCAGCACCCACCCGACGCACCGCTCCGCCGCCGTACATCGAGCCAGGATGATCGCTATGCAGGTGATAGGCTTGGACTCGCCCCGTGGGCCCATATTCAATTCCATCTTCAAGGCGCACACCATTTTCGCCGCGACCGCTATTCAAAGCGCTGTGAATATAATCGGTTTCAAGGCACTGGATCTGGAAGGGCAGGGGCAAGCCATCCTTGCTGCGACGAAGACGACGACGCAACAGAACCTCACCCGAAACAGGGATTGTTTTCATGGACAAGTTCTGCAACCCGAAAAGAGTGCTGTTTCCGTCAGCATCAATTGCCAACGTCAAGAGGTGATCCTCAATCAGACCTTCAATCGTGTCCTTGACCTTACCTCCTACCCCATTTCGAACCTCGACAACCGGGCGAATGCCAGATCCGACTGTGAACCCAGCAAACAGATTGTTCGCGCGCGTTACCCGAGGATTATTGCGCAGCATGTCCCGAGCAATAAAACTTAGCGGGGATCGTGCGCCCCTTAGGGCAGACTGCGCGTCTTGACCGTTGCGCATAAACTCCCGGCTGCGGCGTCCACCGCCGACAGGCGCATAGGAGGCTGACATCGACGCGGAGGGGTTTAAACGCCTTTCTCGCATCAACTCCAATTTTGCCAAATCTACTTCACGTTTAAGCGCCCAAGATGGAGCAATACGCCCCAATAGACCAACATTCATCAGCGCCACCCCGTCTTTGTTTGCGGATGGTGAATGCGCCGCTTTGGCCCCGCCTGCCCCAGCTCGCGTTTCAGTTTGGATTCAAGCTGCAGCATTTCGTTCAAGCTTCGAAAATCAACGCGCTCTCCGCCCAACTGCGCTGATCGAATGCCTTTTGCGATGGACTTTTGCAGAGCTGACAGATCCTTCATTGTGTAACTCATGAAATCCTCATCCGGCCCATACGGCGCTTTCGCTTCTTTGGTTCCACAGGAGGGGCCTCCTTATCGTCTTCGGCAATGCTTTGAAGATACGGATTTGAATGATCCAATCGCGCCCAATTGAACGGTGCCTCTGGGTTCATCCTCAACATGCCCTTGTGCTCCGCCATCGCCTGTGCCTGAACGGAAAGGTCCAGACTCTCATTGCGCTTTTCGCCCTCTTTGAGAGACCACCCCTTGTCTCCGCGTTCTTCCGCGCAAAACTCTGAGACATGATCGTTGCTCAGAAATTCAGGCAGTGGGAAGCTACGCGGGACATCCGCGGGCCGCAGCAAAGCGGCTGTAACCGTATCCTTGAGCCGGTCAGTCGCCATGTTGAGCAGCTTGATCTTACGTTTCTTGCCGCTGTTCGACCGCTCAGGAGCTTCATGCCAAACGCGATCGCGCTGTTTGAAGCCACCATGGCCACGCGTTAAAAACCACCGAGACCCTGAACCAGCTTTTTTCCGGTTTAGCCAAAATTCTTCTGCGTTGTCGCTGACCCCGGCTTCACCATGGAAATCCACCCCAAGCGCAACGGCCTGCAAGGAATGTGGCGTTCCCTCAATGCGCCAGGAGCGAGCATCTAAGCTTTTCAGCACATCCCAATCACCGAGAAATTTCGCAGGGCTCAGTTTTCGGCGAGGCACCACCCCGTCACCATCTGCAGGGGGCTGGGTAAGATCAAAACGATCAATCACTGTGCGCTTTCGATCGATCCCAAAACCAGTGACCTGAACAGTAAAATATGTCCCCTGAACATCGACTGAGACAGTAATGAAACGAACCCAAGGAGGCGCAATGCCAGGCTTTGCGACCACGCTCATTGAGCGCAGGTTTGTATCAGACAGCTCGCCGTCTTCATAACTCTTGGGACTACTGTAAGGCACGCCCACGTCAGTGTAATAAAAGCGTTTCAGCTTCAGATCATCGTCCAATTCGGCCAAAGCTTGCTCTGCTGCCAGCTTCCGATAGATCAGCTCTGGCCACTTCGCGAACGTGGCCGCAGCTCCATTGAGTGCCCAGCTTGCAATTTCAGAACCGCGAATATTGCTGTCACCAAGAGGTACAAGCTCCCCGCCATGTTCCGCCTCATGGAGCCAACCAGCCGCACCGCGATAGGCTGCCCGGTTGAGTTCATTCTTGTGATGGGGCCCAATTTTGGCTTGGCAGTGTGGGCACTCCATTTGGGCACTCTGCGCGGATTCCATGTCGGACCGCCCAACCTTGTAAACCAAACGATCTACGCGCGGCTCAAACAAGGATTTGCAATCAGGACATTCCCAATACCAGCGACCCCTAGTGCCCTGATTGTAAAGCAAAACGATGCCATGCTTGACCGGCGGCAGTTCATGTGGCGCGCTCTTTCGCGGAGACCAATCTTTCTTGATTACTGGCCAAGCGGGAGTGCTTTCAGCCGCAACATAGCCTCGACTAAGGTAAGTCTTCACCCGCTGTATTGCCATATCGAAAGGCGATCCCTCCGGCGCATCCTTGCGCACACCCAATTCTGGCGGGAAATGGTCGTAGTCCGTAAGAGCTACAAGCTTGTATTTTGCCGATGACAGCCACTGCGGGGTTGGATACCCAAGCATTAGCCGCATTCCCAAAAAACGCTTGCGGCTGAAAGTACTGTCATCACGGCCCTTACCCAAACGCCGATACACTTCCGGGCTATTCATGATCACCGGATCCAAGGATTCTTCTACCCATCGATCACGGCTGGGACGGTCCATGTGGATAACCAGTACAGGAGCGGGATCGCACAAAACTGGATGGAGCGCTGAAGTAATCAGGCCCAGAGTTTTTCCAGCCTGCGAGGGACCAACAAAAGCACCGCCAAGATATAGGCGATTTTGGGCATTGTTGATGGGCTCCACCATATAGGGCGTTACATCCGCATCATAGTTCTTCCATACGCCGCGCGCTTCAACACGGATACTTCGTTCGGCCGCTTCAATCGGCGATACCCGACTTGGCGCATCCAAAATTGGAAGACAATCAGCCAAAATGTCTTGCGCCTTTGCGTGCGGCGGCAATGGAGGCAGATCAAGGACTTGCCCCAGAGCATGGTCTCGGTTGGTAAGCATCGTCACTCCGCGTTTTGATCTGGCATCGCGATAGAAACAACCTGAGCAGCTTGATACCCACGCCGCTCCAGTTGCAGGCGCATTTCATCAAGCAAACCGTCGAAGTAGTCTTGAGCCTTTTCGGCCTGCCTAGGGCTCAGACTAAATTCCTGTTCCAGCCAATCAGGTGCGTTCATCACGGTGTTGCGCACGGTGCCAAGTAGGTGATCCAGCATTTCCACGACATCACTACGCTTCACCTGATCGCCACGCTGCTGAGCCGCTTTGTCTCGGATGAGCACAGCCTCGGACCATTCGCGAATTTCTTTTGCCGACATTGTCGCCTCAGGCGAGTTTTCCTCACCTTCGCCAACAAACAGCATTGCTTTCTGTGAGGCACTGTTCGCCTTCGCAGCTGCCTCAGAAATTTCTCTTTGTTCTCTCCACATGCGCCAGGCGTAGCAATGGGAAAACCGA